GTTAGCTGTGGACTAGGAGATCCAGGTAATCCATTAAAAGGCCAAATTCCAGTTCTGCCTACAGGTATTTTTTCTTCGACAACAATTACAGCTTTGCTTTCTGTGGCGGCGCCATTGGGAACTTTTGGCATTATGAATGCTGTGTTGATGACAGACACAGTAAATACGGCACTTCACAACTGTCACTTTCATGTGGGCTTCAAAGGACCTACAGGTCCACCAATTCCAAAAATGATTTAAGGATATATTATGGCAAATTTATTTGATAAAACAGGTTTTAATTTTAATGACACCACTGGTACCATAACGACATTACCAAACACGGCTATTAATCAATTAAACACCGTACCATCTTTGTTACCAAGTCAATGGATGATTGATGATTTAAACAATAATGATACTGGTGGTTATCATGTAAACCCTGTGGCTAATTCTTGTAATACCATTTGGAGTTCTTCAAATACATTAATTACAATTACTAGTGGATTACAAGGTTCTGGTAATTTAACGGCTTTATGGACTACAATTACATCAGATTTAAGAAATATTGCTGGATATAGTGTTACAACTGGAGATGCTGAGAATCCACCAATTGTCACTACAAAATTTACTGGCCAAATGGAAGAATATTTGGCTCATACCTATAGAATTTCAGGTGTAGTTCCGATTACTGCAAACGTAGATGCGGCCTCAAAACCACACCTTGAACAAGCCATACAAATTGGCCGAGCTTTGATGTATTTGATATATCAAACAGATGGCCGAGAAGACAATGCGCCTATGTTGGGTAGTTTTACTAGTATTTTGGTTGCTAATACAATTAATGAATATGCTAATGTTATCGTTTCATACGCTAATACAATCAATGCAAGCATTACAGTAACTACAAGTGGTACTCCACCAGATCCCGTTGTTACAACAAGAACTTCTAATCTAAATTATGCCACAGTAAACACTATTGCTACAGCTGCGAATAGCCTGAATAGTATTTTTTATACAAGGCGAGTGCATGATGAGAATTTTTACACCAAATCAAGTGATTTGGTTAATGAAGCAAAGTCTATTAGCAGATATGCCTCTTTGGGTTCATCCGAAACTAGTTTAATTGATAATTTAGTTGGTTCCGATAAATTAAAATCTAGGCTTGCTACCCAGTAACATAAATATAAAATGGCAACAACAACAACAAGAGAATGGCGAGACTTGGATTTGAATTTTGCAATTCATCCAATCCGTAAAGACATTAACAAACACAGGGCTGAGTTTGCGGTAATTAATTCCATTAAGAATTTAATTTTAACTAATCACTATGAGATCCCTTTTCAACCAGAAATTGGATGTAATATTCGAAAACTTTTGTTTGAACCATTGGATATGATTACGGCATCTTTAATTGACCGTGAAATTGTAGAAACAATAAAAAATTTTGAGCCAAGAGCAAATGTTACAAAAATTGTTGTTTTTCCAGATTTCGATAATAATGGTTTTAAAGTTGAATTATTGTTTCAAATTATTAATAGAACCGATCCGATAGCAATCAAATTTTTCTTAGAGCGAGTCCGATAAATGGCAGATAATCGTTTACAAGTTGCAGAGCTTGATTTTGATACAATCAAAACCAATTTAAAAACATATTTAAAACAACAAACAGAATTTCAAGATTACGATTTTGAAGGCTCTGGGCTTAATGTTTTAATTAATCTTTTAGCATATAATACTCATTATAATGCATACTATCTTAATATGGTAGCTAATGAATCATTTTTAGATACAGCTTTATTGAGAGATTCTGTTGTTTCACATGCTAAAACATTAGGATATGTTCCTTATTCTAAAACATCATCTACAGCAGTTATTAATTTAACGGTAGAAACTAATAGTACAACAATTGATACTGCAACAATACCTAAAGGTTTTGTATTGTTATCCAATACCATAGATAATGAAAATTTTAATTTTAATGTAATGGCTGATACAACCGTTACTAAAAGTGGAACAAAATATTTCTTTGAAAATTTAGAAATTAAAGAAGGTGAATTTGTATCTTATTCTTTCACACAAAATGACGGAGAAAATCCAAAAGCTATTTTTGAAATTCCGGATGCTAATATTGATACCAATACGATTGCAGTCTCAGTTAGACCTTCTTCAAGTAATTCACAGATATCAATATACAATAAAGTTACTGACGTTTTAGATGTTACTAGTTCGTCTGAGGTGTATTTTTTACAAGAATCTAGAGGTGGTAAGTATAAGATTTATTTTGGTGACGGTGTTATTGGTAGAAGAATTAATGATGGTTCAATTATTAATTTGACATACTTGTCAACAAATGGAGCAACTGGAAATAAAGCTTCTTCGTTTACCGTAAGTGCTCCTATTGGTGGATTCACTAACATTACAATTGATACTGTATCTGTTGCTGGTGGTGGATCAAATAGAGAATCCGTTAGTGAAGTAAAGTATAATGCTACAGCTCAATTTGCTACACAAAATAGGTTGGTCACTTTTAAAGATTATGAGTCATACATTACTAGAAATTATCCATCATTAGATTCTATTTCAGTTTGGGGTGGCGAAGAAGAAACTCCTCCAGTTTATGGCAAAGTTTATATATCCATTAAACCAAAAACAGATTACTATATTTCTGAAACTGAAAAACAAAGAATTTTAAATGATATTGTTAAGCCAAAATCTATTGTTTCTGTTCAAGCAGAGTTTAAAGATCCTGAATTCTTATACTTATTGGTTAACAATAACGTACAGTACGACCCTAAGAAAACAACTGTGAGTGCGGATGGCATTAAAAATAATATTAGAAACGCTATCATAGCATACAGAAATTCAAAATTAAATAAATTTGGTGCTAAATTCATTTTGTCTAAGATGCAAGATTCCATTGACGCTACAAATTTAAATTCTATTGTTGGCTCTGAAACTGTTGTCAGGTTACAGAAAAGATTTTTGCCTGTATTGAACCAATCTAAAAATTACGCAATTGATTTTAATGCACCTCTACATCGTGGCACAATTACAAATAAACTAACATCAACCAGTTTTAATGTTTTGGATGTAGATGGTATTGAAAGAACTGTTATCTTTGATGAAATACCTCAGTCATCTTCAGGCATTACCTCAATCGGTGTTACTGATGCGGGTACAGGTTATACCTCTGCACCAACAGTAACTATTACAGGTGATGGCACTGGTGCAACAGCTGAAGCCATTATTGTTAACGGCAGAGTTCAGAATATTAATATTATAGATCGTGGAACCGATTACACACGAGCTGTAGTAACAGTTACCGGTGGTGATGGATATGGCGCTGCAGCGGTTGCAATAGTAGATGGTCGAGTAGGAACACTTAGAACAATTTATTATGATTCAGCTGCACAAAGACAAATCGTTGATGATAATGTTGGTGAAATTGATTATAACGCTGGTTTAATTAACATTTTTGATATTAACATTTTATCTGTTGCTTCAGCTGACGGTTACATAAGACTATCATTTGAGTCAGAAAAGGGCATTGTTGAAACTATTAGAAGCACAATTATTACAATTGATGAAACCGACCCTACATCTATCACAATTGATTTAGTTAAAATATCTGATTAATTAAATGTCCAATTTAAAAACATCTCTGCTTGTTGCACAACAAGTACCTGAATATGTAACGGATGAATATCCGTTATTTGTTTCTTTCCTTGAAGCCTATTATGAGTTTATGGAAACGGCCCAAGGAACACAGAAAAACGATGTGTTATCTTTAGGTAAAAAAATGAGGTATGTGTCCGATGTAGATGTATCCATTGGCGCATTTGAAAAAAGTTTCTTTAATAACTTTGCCTCTTTAATTCCTAGAGATGTTGAGATAAACAAAGAAACACTTATTAAAAATGTTTTACCTCTTTATATTTCTAGAGGCAATGAAAAGTCGTTTAAGTTATTGTTCAGAATGCTGTTCAATGATGAAGTGGATGTTATTTTACCAAAAAATAATGTCTTGCGAATATCAGATGGTAAATGGACAGTTGACAATCTTTTAAAATTAGAAACTGATATTCGTAGCACGTATACAGGAACAGGTTCAAATACCACATTCTTTCTGGCTCAACAAGTTGATCCTGATGCGGTTGAAGTTTATGTTGACGATGTGTTAAAAACAATTAATACCGATTACACAATTCGAAAAGAATCTAGGAAGTTGGTTTTTAATTCTGCGCCTGTTTCAAACACAGCGATTAAAGTTGTATATGATGATTTTGATGTTACTCTATTAAACAATAGAAAAATTACAGGCCAAACATCGGGTGCTACTGCTATTATTGAAAGTGCTTCGAAGCGTATTATTACCGACCGATTAAACTTTGGTTTGCCATTTGAATTAATTATTGATAAGAAAACTTTAAGTGGCATATTTACCAATGGTGAACAAGTCATAACGGATATTATTGATCCTAATGGAAGAAAGATAACACTTGTTGCGGATACATTTTCAATATTAACATCCATTTTGGTTACAGGTTCTGGTGCCTCTTATAATGTTGGTGACACCGTAACTATTCTTGGTGGCGGCGCAACAAGTGCTGCTACGGCAGAAGTTGAATCTGTAACAGCTGGTCTAACAAATCGTATTGTTGTTAATTATGGCGGCGCAGGATTTAGTACTGCTTCTTTAATTTCAAGCTCTAACACTCCAGGCAACTCATTTCTTACTGGCGCTGTTGATGGTGTTGATACTTCTGGCGCTAATACTAATATTACATTTTTAGTTAATGATGATATTATTAATACGTATTCAAATATTACTCTATCTGCGGTTGATTATGGATTTCCTTCACAAGTTATTCCAGCTGGCGAAAATATCAATACACGAATTTTTGATGCATTAAGTTCACTTACAGTTACTAACTTAGGCCCAATAACTAATGCTATTATTTTATTCTCTAATACATCTGTAAATACAGCTATATTAGATTCTCAAGGTTCTCTTTATTTCTTAGGCAGCACGCTAAATGATATCAAATCTTTTCGGGCAGTTGGTAGAATTGATGTATATAATGGCGGAGTAAATTACAAAGTTGGTGATGAAATTATTTTTGGTTCGAACCCTTCAGGCACATATGGATATGGCGCTGCAGCTGCGGTTACCGAAGTGGCTGGTTCAGGTACAATTACTAAAATAAAAGTTCAATCTCAAAGAGCTGCTGGCACCGCAAACATTTCAAATAATTCAATTGTTGTTACTGGAACAGGTACATCTTTTGGTGCAGCAGGAGAGCCTGGTGTTGGAGATAAAATTACTATTAGAAGTCAAGAACGATTTATCAATGCAGTCACATCTTCTACCACCGCAACTGTAAATGTTGCATTTTCGTTTAGTGATGGAACGGTTCATTCAAACAATTCACCAATCGGATCATTGTCAAGAGGTGTTATTGGCGGCATTAACTATACTCAAGGCAGTTTCCCAACAGTTACAGTTTCATCAACAGCTGGAGCTAATGCAAATATCGCAATCACATCTTTGATGGGTGATGGTGAAAATTTGAATGCTCTTACCGATACTGTTCCTGGTCAAATTTTAACAATTAGAGTTACATCAGGTGGTGCTGGTTATCAATACATTCCACAAGTTGATTTGATAAACTTTGGAGATGGCTCTGCAACTGCAACTGCTCAAGTTGGTAATTCTTATTCCACTTTGTCCGGCCGTTGGACAACATCTGACTCCATCCTATCAAGTTCAGAAAGAAAACTTCAAGGTAGTGATTACTATGTGGACTATTCCTATATAACATCCTCTTTGACAGAGTTTACAAAATATAAAGATGTTCTTCGCCAACTTTTACATCCATCTGGATTTGTAAACTATGCAGATTTGAATAAGAATTTAACTATAACACAGAAAGACACAGCTGTTTCTAGAACTATTACTAACCAAATTTCTGGTACAGTATCAGTATCAAACGGGTCAATCTATGTTACTGGAGTAAACACCAAATTTAATATTGCAAACTCACTTGGATCAATCACACTTGGTACCAATGTTGCAGTTAATGGCGAATTAAGAATTGTAAATAGTATCATAAGTAACACAAATATTTCGGTTTCTTCTGCATGGACTATGAATGCCAGCGCTCAAACTTTAATTATAGTGACATAAATAGATTTTATGGCAGCAATAACTAACAAAAAATTATCTTTTAATACAGCAGAACAATTCAAAGAATCGTTCTCGGAGGCTAATCTTT